AGTTGTTCCACAGATTACTCCTGCCGCACCAACTTGGTCTCCAGATATGACTTCGGTAGGTCAAGATAATGTAAGTCAATTAGCAGGAGCTATTGGGGGTCAGTCTCAACAACCAATACAAGCGTTTGTAGTTAGTGGCGATGTAACAACCTCACAAAGTTTGGAAAGGAACATAATAGATAGTGCTTCAATCGGGTAAATACAAAATTGTTTAATTAAATCGTTATAGGAATATGAAAATTATAGAATTAATATTAGATGAAGCACAGAACATTATGGGGATTGATGCAATTTCTATTGTAGAAAACCCTGCTATTGAGCAAAACTTTTTAGCACTAAAAGCAGAGGAAATAAAACTAACAGAAGTATCTAAAGAGAAAAAAATCCTAATGGGTGCTTTACTTGTTCCTAATAAACCTATTTATAGAACAGGAGCAGAGGGAGAATATTATATTTATTTTTCAAAAGACACAGTTGAAAAGGCAAGTCAGTTATATCTTAAAAATGGAAACCAAAATAACTCAACACTAGAACACCAACACGAACTTAGTGGATTGACCTTAGTTGAAAGTTGGATAGTTGAAGATGAGAAATTTGACAAGTCTAGAAAATATGGATTAAATGTGCCAGTCGGAACTTGGATGGGTTCAGTAAAAGTCAATAATGATGAAGTGTGGAATGAGTATGTTAAAAACGGAAAAGTAAAAGGATTTAGTATAGAGGGATATTTTGTAGATAAAATGCAAAATAAAAACAAAGAAGAACAAAAGGCTCAATCTCTTTTAACTAAAATTAAAAATATTTTAGAATAAGTGAGACAAAGTGATACATTTATTCCAAGTAGAACAAGTCCAAAAGGAAGCTCAAGGGGTTGTTTATGTAAAGACACAAATACTTACTCTAAAAAATGCTGTGATGGTTCAATTTGGGCACAGGGCATAGGAGTAATTAGCAGAACTGCATCTTGAAAATGCAAAATTAAATTTAATAATCGTTAATTAATTAATTATGAAAAGTAGTGAAATGATAAATAAAATTCGCACACTTCTTGACCTCCAAATTAAATTGGAACAAAGAAAATTAGAAAATGGTACTGTTTTAGAAGCAGAATCATTTAGTAAGGGTAACGAAGTTTTCATCAAAACAGAAGATGAAAAGGTCGCTATGCCTATTGGAGAGTACACGCTTGAAGGTGGTCAGGTGTTACTAGTAAAAGAGGAAGGTATTATTGCCAACCTTGGAGATTCTGAAGAAGAACCTAAAACAGAGGAAGAAGAAATGAGAGATGACGGCGAAGAAGCTGCTGTTGATGACTGGGAAGGTATGGAAAAAAGGATTAAGAACCTTGAAGATGCTGTAGCTGATTTAAAGAAAGATAAAGAACCTCGTTCTGAAGAAGTTAAAGACGACAAGGATATTGAAGTTGATGCTGAAACAGCAGGACAAGTTAAATCAAGAACTGTAAAAGAAGAATTTTCTCAACCTGCGGCTGCTGCAATTAAGCACAGTCCAGAAGGGAATTTTAAAAAGGAAGCTAAATTTCAGTTTTCAAATAAAAGACCGATGTCTGTTTTAGATTCGGTTATGGAAAGAATAATAAATAATTAATAATTAAATAAATAAATAAAATGGCTTTAACAATCACAAGTACTTATGCGGGACAGTTTTCGGGGAAATACATCGCTGCTGCATTGTTATCAGGTAACACTATTGCAAAAGGTGGTATCGAAGTAAAACCGAATATCAAGCTAAAAGAAGTTGTTAAAAAAGTAGTAACTTCTGGCTTAATCGTAAATGGCAGTTGTGATTTCACAAATGCTGGAGATGTAACTTTAACAGAGAGAATAATTGCTCCTGAGGAATTTCAGGTCAATCTCGAATTGTGCAAAACTCCTTTCGTTTCAGATTGGGAAGCTGTACAAATGGGATATTCTGCTTATGAAAAATTACCTCCAAATTTCTCAGACTTTTTAATTGGTCACGTAGCAGCAGAAGTTGCTCAAAAGACTGAGCAAAATATTTGGGTAGGAGTTAATGCAACAGCAGGAGAATTTGATGGGTTAATCACTCTAGCAAAAGCTGATACTGATGTTTCAGATATTACAGGAACAACTGTAACAAGCACAAACGTAGTAGCAGAGATGGCGAAAGTTGTTGACGCTTGTCCTTCTGCTCTTTATGGCAAGGATGACTTAAATCTTTATGTATCTCAAAATGTGGCGAAAGCATACATTAGAGCATTAGGAGGGTTTGCAAATGTAACTCCAGGTTACGAAAGTAAATCTCAAATGTGGTATAGTGGTCAAGTTCTATCTTTTGATGGTGTTAATATTTTCCCTGCTTGGGGAATGACTGACAATCAAATGGTATTGGCTCAGAAATCTAATCTATGGTTTGGTACTGGTTTGATGAATGATTTAAATATCGTGAAAACTTTGGATATGGCAGATTTGGATGGCTCACAAAATGTGAGAGTAATTATGCGATTCACAGCAGCAGTTCAGTATGGAATTGGAAGTGAGATTGTTCTTTACGACCCAACTGTATAAATAATAAATGGGTAGAATAGGATTCCTGTCCTACCCTTTTTTTTAACTTTTAAAAATATAATAATATGGCTTGTATATTAACAACTGGAAGGAAAGTACCTTGTAAAAAGGGGTTTGGCGGAATTAAAACCGTATATATGGCTGATTTTCCTGTCGTTGCAACAGTAGATGCTGACCAAACGATATCTGCTTTTACTGACACACCTACTTGGTATCAATGGGATGTGAAAGGAAACTCATCACTTGAAACAGCAGTTACGAGTTCTAGAGAAAACGGAACAACTTTTTATACTCAAACACTTAATATGACATTACCTTATATTGATAATGCTACTAAAAATGAACTACAAATTATTGCTCACGCAAGACCTGTAGTTGTGATAGAGGATTATTACGGTAATCAATTATTATGTGGGTATGAAAATGGATGTGAAGTTACTGGAGGAACAATAGTAACTGGAGCTGCAGCAGGAGATTTGACAGGATTTACACTAGTAATGGAGGGGATTGAAGAAACTGCTCCTTATTTTGTAGATACAGGAGTTGTCACTGGCAATGCAACACAAATAGACCCAGCTTAATATTAATCACTAATATTAATTTTCTAAGAAAGCACTCTTTTAAGGGTGCTTTTTTTATTTTACAAATTGACTTAATTTAATCGTTATATATAAAATGATTGTATTAACCACAGACGCTAGTCAAACCTTGTCAATAATTCCTAGAGAATATTTAGGACAATTCACTATTGATGTAAGAGACACAAGTTTAAATAAAAATTTTACTTATCACGAAGAAACAACTTCAACAAGTGGTAATTATTTAACATTTACAAACTCTTATGTAGATTCAGAAGCTGCTTCTCTTTTTATAGAAGGTAGATTTTATGATTTGGATTTATATGCTGATTATAATTATTGGAATATGAATTTAAGTTTATGGGAGCTTTACGATGAAGTATGGCAAACAGATTCAGACCAAAAGAGTAACATTTATAAAGACAAGTTATTTTGTACAGACCAAGATATTGACCAACTTAACGATAATGACCATTATCAGCTAAATAAAGACCAATACACAACAAATGATTCTTTCAATAATGAGTATATTGTAATATGAAAAATAAAAAAAGAAATAAATCAGGGCAATTTATGAAAAAACTTTCTCCAGAAATTAGTTTTGTTAATTTAAGCACCTATACAAGTCCAGAAGTTGTAGAAGAAATCAACAAAGAATGGATAAAGTATGGAACGGATAACAATTATTTTCAATTTCTTATTGACAGATACAATGGAAGTCCAACAAACAACGCTGCTATCAATGGAATTTCACAACAAATCTATGGAAAAGGATTAAATGCTACAGATTCTGCAAGAAAACCAAACGAATATGCTCAAATGGTTACTTTATTAAACAAAGATACGGTAAGAAAACTTTGTTATGACTTAAAATTGATGGGTCAATGTGCTGTTCAGGTTATTTATAATAAACAACGAACTAAAATTGCTCAATTAGAGCATTTTCCTATTGAAACATTAAGGGCAGAGAAAGCAAATGACTTAGGAGAGATTCCTGCATATTATTATTTTAAGGATTGGATAAATATTAGACCAAATGACAAGCCTTTAAGAATCCCTGCGTTTGGTATGAGTAAAAAACCTATAGAAATAATGTATATCCAACCCTATAAGGCAGGATTTTATTACTATTCGCCTGTAGATTATCAGGGAGGGTTACAATATTGTGAATTGGAAGAAGAAATTTCTAATTACCATCTAAATAACATAATGAATGGATTATCTCCTAGTATGCTTATTAATTTTAACAATGGAACTCCAAATCAAGAAGAAAGAAGATTGATTGAAACAAAAATTGCTGAAAAATTTAGTGGAAGTTCTAATGCAGGGAAGTTTATTCTTGCGTTTAATGATACAAAAGACGCACAAGCTGAAATAACACCTGTTCAATTAAGTGATGCACACCAACAATATCAATTTTTAAGTGAGGAAAGTACAAAAAAAATAATGTTAGCACATAGAATTGTAAGTCCAATGCTTTTAGGAATTAAAGACAGTACAGGATTAGGAAATAATGCAGATGAAATTAAGACTGCTTCTTTATTAATGGACAATACAGTAATAAGACCTTTTCAGGAACTTTTAATAGATTCCTTTAACCAACTACTAGCAGTTAATGATATTGCCTTAAACCTATACTTTACGACCTTACAGCCACTAGAATTTACTGACGTTGACACTGAAATTCAAGATGAAGAAGAAATTGAGGAAGAAACAGGCGTAAAACAAGATGATGAAGTAGAATTATCATCTGAAAATAGTAATAAAATTTTAGGCTCTCTTAAAACAAGTGGTCATAAGATGGGTAAAGAATATGAATTTGTTGCTGAAATGGATGAAAACGAAGATGTTGAGCCTGATGAATTTGCTAATTATTTAGTTGAAGAAAATAAAAGCACATTAAATAAAATTAGAACCCTTGTAGGATTAAAAGAAGCAACAGAAGATAATGTAGGAAGCGTAAGAGATGGTAGTGCATTTTCTTATTTAGATTCCAAAAATGGACTATACAAAATACGTTATAAATATAACAGAGGAATGGAAAGCACAGGAGAATCAAGAGATTTTTGTATAGAAATGATGAATTTATCAGATAGTGGTTTAGTTTGGAGAATAGAAGATATTGACAATGCTAGTTGGGGAAAACTTGAAAAGGGTAAAAGACAAGACCCAAAAACAAATGTTGAATTTAGGCATAGACCTGATTTACCTTACGATATTTTCAAACTCAAAGGAGGTATTTATTGTCAGCATAAATGGGTAAGAGTTTTATACAGATTAATAAATAAAACAAAAGTGAGAGGGGAGAATTTAAAAAATTATAAAGAAGTTGGAATAGGTAGTTTTCCTAATTATATGAATAGGAAAAGACCAGCAGGAACTAAACAAAGCGAAATGCCAACAGGAGAAATGGATGGTAAAGGAGCATATCCTAAATAAAAAATTATGGCAACAGCATTATTTATAAATAGAACCGACTTAGTAAGAAACTCAATCATTGATGGGAATGTTGATACGGACAAGTATATTCAGTTTATTAAACTCGCACAGGAGATTCATATACAAAATTATATGGGTACGGAGTTATATAATCAAATAAGTACTATGGTAGGAGATGGAACTATTGATGATGGAGATAATGCTAAGTTTAAAACATTATTAAATGACTATATTTCCCCAATGCTGATTTGGTTTGCACAAGTGGATTATATCCCATTCGCAGCTTACCAAATTAAGAACGGAGGAATATTTAAGCATACATCAGAAACTGCAGAAACAGTAAGTAAAAATGAGGTTGATTATTTAGTAGAGAAAGCTAGGACAAATGCTGAATGGTATAGTCGTAGGTTTATTGATTATATGAGTTTTAATCAAAGTAGTTTTCCTAAATATACTAGCAATAGCAATGAAGATATTAACCCGTCTTATGATGCTACATTTAATGGATGGGTTTTATGAGATATAAACCAAAAAAAATAAATATTGAAAAGTTAAGAACTTTTTTAAAAAAAATAAATGACACTAAAAAACTAAAAAATGGCAAGTCTATATAATAACAAAATTTCAACTACGTATGTAGGTCTTATAAAGACTATTGATAACGCAGTAATTAATGCTTCACTAAAAGAGCTTACTGATGGCTCAGGAAATGCTACTGGCTTGTTTGTAAATACAGCAGGAGATTTCAAAGTAACTTCTATTTTAGAATTTGGAAGTCTTAAAGACACAGGCGAGGGTATTACAATAACTAAGTTTGTAGATGAAGCTGACGGTATTGCTTCTAACGATAACG